GTGGTAGATGATTGGTACAGTATTCATCATAGATCTTTCCATGATTGATTTACCTAATTCTTTTTGGATATCAATAGCATATTCAGTGAAACCTTCTCCGGTTTCTCGTAGTAATTCCTTAGCCTTGTCACAGAATGGACAATTGGATATACTATACACCTCATACATTTTGTTTATCCTCCAAGGATTTCATAATATTCTTACGTTTATCTTCAGAGTAGTCACGCCAATCTTGGATGTCTTTAAGAGACCTTCCACAACTTAGACAATGATCTTCTCCTACTTTACACTCCTTAACACAAGGTGAGCTTGCGGTTGTTATTAGAGTAGTATCACTAAAGTCTGCCTCTAAAGGCCACTCATTGTCTGTCACGAAGCACCTCCTCATACTTGTTGAACAACTGCTCAAACTTCCACTGGTACACTTGCTGCATACCAAGAAGGGCGTTCATCAGTTCATCTTGTGTAGGGTCACGCTCACCATCACCTATCTGCTTGAAGACAACCTCAAGGTCATTGCATACCTGCCAGCAATCCATTATCATTGGTTCTAAGTCATATAGTTTAGGCATCCTCACCCTCCCAGTGTAGGCCAGTTTTAATTAACGACACAAAGCCCACGTTAAAGATGGCTGCGAATGTCTTTGGGTCACACTCTACCTGCAACGTAGCACTGCCATCCTCATGCTCAGTTATTTCAGTTATCTTTACTTTACTCATCGTCATTCTCCGTCAGTGCATCCCAGCTGACAGGGAATAACTCAATCATCTTGTGGTCTATCTGCTTTGCTACCTCTCGTGTCTCTACCTGTGTGTCAGGCTTGCATCGCAGGTTACACATATCAGCGAAGGCATCCAAGCTGCCTGACCAGTACCACTCAGTCATAGTAGACTGTGGCAGTACCATCCGTGCTTGCTCAGGGGCTACACCTGCATCTAGTAAGGCATTGTACGCACAGAGTGCCTCATGTGGGCTGTCCGATACTATAGTATCATCCAGTGTTCCAAGTTTAACCTCACCCTCAGAACCCTGCTTCTTGTCAGCACTTCGCCCACGCCACACTTCAGGTACATAGAACTCAGGCTCATCATCTACATACCGCCTAGAAATCTCGTTCCATCTTAAGAACTTATGCTTGACTAGCTGTCGTGCTACAAAGATCGGAGCCTTAACGTGGAAGGATGCGAAGCAATGCCCAAATGGACTGATGTGGTTATGCTTGGCTAGGTAACGAATGAGCTTATCATCCTTAGCCTTTAGCTTAGGTGGTCCCCACGGGTCGTCTTCCATCTCAGATGTCTTACCGAATGACACACGGGCTGCGTTAGCTACAGTCAAGTCATTACCCATGTGGTCAATGTACGTTGCTTTAATCATTCTTTTTACTTTCCTGCTCAGTGATGTTACGTACAGTTCGGTGAAAGTCTATAACACTACGTGCTACTTCGTCAATCTGAGTACGATGTATACCCACATCACGAAGCTCTAGGTCATTAAGTTGATGGAGTGCTTTAATAGTTTCATTCATATTACGTCTGCGTCTTAGTGTTTCTCGTATCTCTTTAATCTTATCAAACATTTAAAGCTTCCTTTATTTTTTTATCAGTGTAGTCCATATACTTACTAGGTATACCGTCTTCGTAACAACGTTTATACACCAATTCTGTGAATGTTTTCTCAGTAGAGAAATCACCGAACATGTAGACATTCCGTATGATTTCTTCAATGTCCGTTGCTATTTTATTAAAGCCACCCATTAGATGTAATCCCGCATATTCTTATCAAGCTGCTCTATACGCATCTCTGCGTACCGGATGACTTTACGTAGGTCTGTTATCTCTGACCCAATACCATCTTCACCCTCATACATCTTATGACCAGCTCTCATGGAATATTTAATAATGTTACCAACATGAAATGGTAAGTCATTCTCCATGATGAATGTAATAGGTTCTATTTTATAACGTGTGTAGTGTGAAGGTTTGTTAACAATATCTGACATTTTATGCCCTTTCTTTAAGTTCCTTATAGAGAAGAGAGTTGTCTCTCTTTTTAAATCCGACCCCCGTGGTCGGATTCATAAAGTATTATAAGAGGTAATCACCATGACTAGAGAGGTTCATCCAAACAGCCTTAAGAATTTAGCACCTTCATTCACCAAAGACAATGCTCGTGAGATGCAATTAAAATCTGCAGCTTCCCGTAAGGCAGCTAGAGATGCTAGAGAAGCTTTGAAGATGAGTATGAAAGATTGGCGTCAGTACAAGGAAGATGTGCTAGATCATATTGATATGAACTCTCTTGATGTCTTGAAGATCCTTATGTTCAAAGCTTTGGACAAAGAAGATTTTGATACAGCTAGTGATCTCGCAGCAAAAGTTGCAGAGTATGAGCAACCCAAACTACAGCGCAGGGAACTCCAAATTGAGGAGATAGGTGCTGAGAGTTTGTCTGATGAAGAACTCGACGATAAGATACGAGCACTGCGGATAGTGTGAGGTTCTAGTAGAACCTGAAAGAAAATGCCTGTGCGCTTTGTCGGTTACCGAAAAAACAAGTAAGTGCGCTTTGTCGGTTAGTTAAAAATTATAAGAACCCAAAGATTCTCTGTGAGAGTCTCTGGGTTCTTTTTTATTTCCATAGGAGTCCGTGGAATCCCTCTGTAGAGTCAAAGGATTTTATAAGATCCTTAAACATCCTGGGTGACATAGTTACTACATCGTATCCCTCAATGTCTTGATTGAATTGTCTCATAGATACATAGCCTTCGTATTCTCCAGCGTTTTCTATGATTACCCCAAGGTCAAGATCATCTCCTGAATCATCCATAATAATTATCTCAGTCGTCCAGGGTTTTTCTTCGATTGTGAATGGCATTACATTTTACTCACGCCAAGGACACCACCGTTCTCCCACTCTGCATAGAGACCATGATCATTAAGAATATCATTGATTTTATGGTTAACACCGAAGTCATCTAGTGATGCATTGTTTTCGGCATAGTAGTCAGCCCATACAGTTTCATAGTTCTCCTCTGCTGAGATTACAAAGCCATCTTCACCATAGTCTTTTACAGGCACTCCCATTTTTTTGAGTTTGTTGAATGCTGTACGATATTCTCTTTTCATCTGTATTATCCTTTTTGATTAGCAGCTACAATTATTATTAAGACTGAGAACACAAACACAACTACACTCAACGATCATCACCAGAGCCACTGAGAGTACCTTTAGAAGCACGATTGTGTAGTTTAAGTAGGTTATCTGCTGCCAGGGTGTCAAGGTCTTCTCCGAGGTAGTGTGCGAGTACTGCTACATACCATAGGACATCTCCTAGCTCTGCTGCAATACCATCATAAGATGCACCATCACGAATACATTTCTTGATTTTGTTTGCAACTTCCCCAGCTTCTCCACATAGACCCAATGCTAAGTAGGGAATTGCTTCTGACTCTGGGAAGATTGCAGTTTCTCTAGCTTTAGTTTGATATTGATTCATATAGATTGTCATGTTAGGAAGTTCCTTTTTAGTGGCCCAGTATGATATCACTCTGTGCGGAAAGCTTCGTAGAGTTTCCACTGTGCTTCTGCTAGTTTGTTAACATCTGAGACATACAGGTCATTACATTCTTGTAACATCTCTACCGCGTTTTTCATAGTTTGTTGTGCTGATTTGATTGCATCTTGTTGAATTTCAGTTAGTAACTCAAAGTTCTTTTTGTTTTCTTCAAGACGTTTATTGAACTTTATTTTCCATTCTGGGATTTCATCAGTTTTCATCAGTATCTCTTTACTTTTTCTATAATTGTATCCACATCATTGACCTCATAGCATAACCGACAGTCCTGACACTTTTGACCAGTGCAGTTCTGCTGCTCTACAAACTCATGGGTTAATACATTGTTGAATGTTTTATCAAAGTACCTAGGAGGCTTTGACATTACTACGCTTTTCTTAGGGTTGCTGTAGATAAGGTTTAGGTTTTTTGGTTTGTTGTTTGTTTTCATCCAACGAAACACAAGGTCTGTTCGTTTAGTCCAGAGAGCGAATTGACACCAAGGGTTATCGACAACAATTAGCATCAAGTTGTTTAGGTGTTGCATGTTTATTAGCTCACCATGTGCATTGAATCTGAATATGCTATCGATAATCCTTGGGACTTCTTGTGGTTCTAATGGTCTTGAAGACAGTAAGTCGCTATTCCGTTGTAGTGCTGGAGCCATGTTTTTTCGGAAACCGTCCAGCATTTTATGGCTGTAGCAGTCCCCGCAGATATTGTCTGTCTTGTTTTCTATGGCTTTCTTGTGTTGATCTATGCAATACTTGTTAGTCTTAGTGTTAGTACTGATTGATTTTAGACCTTGAAGTTTACCTGTCATTACAGATATGTGTACTGCGGGTTTAGTCATAAGGGGTCCTTTATGTGTCTAGTTCTTCTACACCATCATCATCTGTAGATATGAAACCGTTATCTATACCATAGCTTGCATACAAAGCACCGATTGCTGTGAAGATTTCGTATTCTGTATAATCTTCATGGCTTTGCATATCTATTTCATACTCATTGTTTGTACCAATCCACATCGTCACATGGAATAGTTCATCAATTCTCTTAAACGGTTTTTCTTTAGGTTTGAAATCTATAACCTTAGACATATGGTTGTTCGCCTACATCCTCTGAGTAGTTGTTCATGCAATCGTGCATATCTCTCAGCGTGTGTCCAAGGTCTGTGAACAGTATTTCTGCCTCTAGACGGGAAAGTATGAGTGCTCGTTCTGCAATTTCCACAACCACTTCTCCTTCTGCTGTCCAAAAGACATTACATTTATCCATATTAATGAACTCCTTTTCCCACGATAAGTTATTAGTTGAAGCCACGTAGTTTGATCACGTTGCGGATACGATCTACAGTTGATTCTGAAAGTTTAGAACGAGATACAAACTGACCTGTTTCAACATCTCGTGCTACAGATAAATATCCTTGGTGGCCGGAGAATGAACCTACTGGTTTACCATAGCGATTTGTTACACGACGAAATTGCAGGTTTTGGCGACCGATTGGGTTTACTGTTGTCATAGTGTTAGCCTTTCATGACTAATTTAAGTTAAGATCTTTTTCTAGTAGTTGCAACCATAATGTAACCAACTACCCATACTCCAAATAAAATTGATATATTAAAATGCCTCTTGTTGGAATTGAGCTTTGTCGGACTCTCCAAAAATCAGAGTGACCCCTATGGGTCACGAAGGATTCTGAAGGAATCCTATAGAGATCTAAAAGATCTCTCTGAGGAATCTTGAAAACCTTTAGGTTTTTGAGACTCCGATTAAAAACAGGATCCCGTAAGGGATTCTATTTAAAAACTATGAACCCTGACCGGAGACCTCAGCGCAGCATTACTACGGGGTCTCAACAGTCAGGGGTACAGGGACCTCAACGAGAACTTCAACAAGGAGTTCGGATCGGAGTCACCTGTATTGGTTGTCCCAACTGGAGTTTGAGCTTGAAAGGATTAAAGAACCCATACTCAACAGTTGGAACAGACAACACGGGAGGTGTGTTGTATTAAATTGTATCAGCAGTTTATTGAGATGCTTAGCTCATTACTCTTTTTAAATCCGGTCCCTGTGGCCGGATTCATAGAGGATGTTTAGAACATTGCCTCTAGGTCTTCTTCTTTAGCTACACCTGTAGAAGATGTAGCAGGAGAAACATCACCAACAACATCAAAGTCGATGGAGTTAGAACCATTGTATTCTACAAGATCAGTTACTTGAATAGCAGTAAGTGAGCTCATAATACCTTGGCGTCCAGCTTTATCGTATGGGAACTGAAACAAGATTACGTTACCACGAGATCCATTGCCTATTGTGGAGGCGTCAATTGGTTGCTTTGTGTTATCAACAACACGAACTTTACCATTGCTTTCACCATTAGCTTTGAACTCTTTACGCTTAAGAGACGCTACCCACTTGCCATCCTTTTCTTTCATAGCAATGTGATTAGCAATGAGATCTTTAGCTACATCAGAATTATCTGTTGCAATTTGGATCTCATACTGTGAAGTACCGAAAGGTGATTGTGGTGTTACCAGACGAGCCCAATTAAGTTCAATGTCTGAGATTAGATAGTTACGTGGCTTTTCCATAGGTTTTCCTTTACATGGATTGTGAGAGGATATCTCTCTTTTTAAATCGATCCCCCTGTGGGTCGATTACTATTGGTTACTGTTAGAATCTTCTTTGAGAATAATCCTAATCCAGCCATAAGCATACCAGATACAGAAGATCAGCCATGCTGCTATTAGACCTGAGAGTAATAACATTAGTTACTTCCTTTGTTTAGATCTTTGAGCCTAGCTTCAACATGTCTCAATCTATCGTATAGGTTTTCAAGTTCATCAAGAACCCATGAGGGTCTGACACCATGACCATACTTGTTGTGTAAGTTATCGATCTCATTTTTATACATTGAGGCACTGGTTTGAGCCAGCTCTATTTCTCCAGACATACTCATTGGCTATTCCTGTAAGGTTGACATGATAGGTATCCGATTGATTCTTGTAGCACATAGAAATCATCTATACGTTTAAGACAATCCTCACCTGTTAAGTTGTAATCAAGGATGTGATCTACACCACACCCTTGGTACATTGTTAGAACTAGGATGAACACCTTAGTCATTATGTATACCCCAAGATTTCTTCAACATAGTACTTAGCTTTCACTTCAGTCATAAGAGGATACTTCTCTATGGTTGCTTTGATAGCCTGTTCTTTTGTTAGCTTAGTCATTTGATACATCCTCATGTGTTAAAAGTGATAGTAGTTCTCTAACTGACCAACCAGACCTACGAGACAACTCCTTCAATGTAAGATCGGGAGATGAATCGTATGTGTCTATTATGTCATCGACATCCCAGACTTTAGGGACACTATATGCAAGGTCTTTTTGCTTTTCAATTAGAGTACGAGTATTCTGAAGAGTTTCTATGAGACTATCCAGAGTATCATCATACTTCATAATAACCCAATCATGAGATTCTGAAGGTAAGATGGCAACCTCTTGAACTGAGGTCACTTCACTCACACCCGCTTCAAACTCTTGATGTTGTGCTATAGAGATGTTTCTGTTGAGGTGCTTTACTTTTATGTTGTTTGTATCCATTGACATTATTTGACTGTCCTTTCGATAGGTGATACTTCGATGAACTCTATATGATATCCACCGAAGTCTTTTACGTGTACACCCATACCATTGGCATCGATGTAGAATACTTTGACTGCTGCCCATGTTAGCATAGCAGCACAGAGGAGCATAGAGAGTTTAGGCATTAGGAACTAAACCCCTCTATTTCACGATCATCACCGAATATCATAAACCAGTCTTCAGGTGTAAGACCAGTCTTTATGAACTCACGTTGATCTGCATCAAGCATTGGGAAGGCATCTTGTATATTAGCACCTTCTGACCATGCAACATAACAATCATTGAATACCGTTTGAAGCATGTCGAATTCCATTGTGTTGTTTCCCCCAGTGATGGGTGATCTGTTTGTGTAGTGTATCATGGTATATCCTTTCAAGATATATTCAGTACAGGGACAACCCCTATGTTTCTTCTTAGATCTGGCCCCTGTGGACAGATCACATACTATCCGAACCAATCAGATAGAGTATCGATAGATCTATAAGAACCTAAGAGATACACATAGCTTGGTCTCATCTGAGAGATGCTGAGAGATACTGAGAGAGTATTGAGAGATACTGAGAGATACTGAGAGATCTATAAGAGACTGAGAGATCTTATAGTATAGGTATATATATAGTAACCTAAGGGAGGGACTGGATAGCTTCTCCCTATAAGGAACTTAGAGAATGATATATGATTGATACACCATCCCCCCACAGTCTCTCACAGAATCCCACACAATCCCAAAGTCCCGCTAGATCCTATGCCACAAGAGACTCTCAGAGAGCCTCACAGAACCTATAGAGGGCTCAGAGTACCTCACAGTACCTAAGAGATAGACACCTACCTGAGAGAGGCTCTGAGAGATCTAGGGGGGTACTAAAAAACTATGAGGGTACCTGATAAAAAAAGTACTTATTAGGCTCTCTTTCTCAAAGACCCTCTATAAACCTCACAGGGGTACCTCAATCTCTCACAGAACCCCCACATAATCTAAAAATAATATAGATATATTTCTAAGTTCCTTATAGGGACAATGTGACATAGAGGATACACCATGAATAACAAAGAGGTTATGACTCTTCTTAAAGAAAAGGAGAAGAGGGTTAAGCTAAAGGAGTATGAGAATAACTTCACTTCTTTTGCTGAAGAACAAATACAGATTATAACGAAGGATACATCCAAAGGTTTCATACCCTTTAAGTTCAATGAGTGTCAGCAACGTATAACAGATGCCCTCACAGAACAACAAAAGAAGACTGGTATGGTTAGGGCTATTATACTTAAGGCTAGACAACAAGGTATTAGTACGTACTGTGCTGGTAGGGTCTTTTGGAAATCATACTTCTCACCCCATTCCAGATCAGTAGTTATGGCTCATGACTCTGCTACATCAGATGCATTGTTTAGCATGTCTAAGAACTTGATTAGGAATATGCAAGGAGACTTAGTACCTAAGGAGATTACATCTAATGCTAAAGAGATTAAGATACAGTCTCCTGCTTACAATGATAAAGATGCT